GGTCCGCCAGGACGGGCTGCTGCTGCTCGCCGACAACCTGCCGCCGGCGGCGCTGCCGGTCACGCTGCTGCTGGACGACGCGCCGCTGGCGCCGGTGCTCCTGCGCCCCGGCCCCGCCGCCAGCGCGCTCTTCCTGCTGCCCGCCGCGGCGGCGGACGGGGCGGCGCACCGGCTGCGGTTGCTGGACACGGCCCGCCAGCCGCTCTGGTCGTCCGCTGCTGCCCTGCCCACCGCCATGCCCGGCAGCGTTGTGGCGCTGCAGCAGCATGCCATTGCCGGCTATGACCTGGCGCCGGAAAGCCTGGCGGGGCTGGCGCGCTTCGTGCTGAAGATCGATGGCGAGATCATCGCCACCGATGCCGGCCGCGCGCCGGACGCGCTGCCGCTGCTCGGCGGCCTCGAGGCCCGCAACGGCTTCCGCTTCGCGGTGCCGCCGCGCTTCCTGGATGGGGAGACGCACGCGGCCGAGGTGGTGGCCGAGGGCGAGGGGGGCGAACGCCTGCTTGGCGGCGTGACGCTGTGCTACACCGCCGAGGCGTTCCGCCGCGACCTGGCCGCCGCGCCGCCCCCGGCCGGCCCCCAGGCCCTGCTGGACCGCATGGCGGAGGCGGGGCGCCTGGACCTGCTGCAGGCCTATCTGGACGAGCATGGCGGGCCTGGCGGCCCGGTCGAGACCATGGCGCTGCTCGTGAAGGCCTTCGTGCGCAAGCCGCTGGAGGCGGCGCGCCATCCCCTGCGCCAGCACTACGAGAAGCTGTGGAAGGATGCCGCCGGCAGCGCCGGCAGTGTCGAGAAGCTGATGCTGCGGCTGGCCGACACGCTGCAGCGCGCCATCGACCCGACCGAACGGCGCGTCGTGCACGAGATGGCGCTGAAGGATGTGCTGCTCGACATCTGCCTGATGGTCTGGCAGCGCGATCCGGCTGTAGCCGGCCAGCCAAATCTGCAAATCGTGTCACTCAAATTTGCAACCCAGCAAATGCAGGATTGGGGAGCTGATTAGGTGGGGATCAGAGGTGCCTAAAGGGACTCTGAGCGCCTCCTTGTAGCGACCCACCCACCTCCTACGCCAGGACGATCCCCGCCTGCCGGCCCACCCAGCGCATCGCGTTATGAAGATCGCCGTCCCATGCGGGGCTGGTGGGGCCGGCGATGGCCAGCACAGCCGCCAGGGGACCGACATTGTTGGAGGCCGCCGCCCCCGTCGTGCTCCCGACCCCGGCCCCCAGCAGGAACTCGTCGGGCGCGAATTGGGAGACACTGGCGATGGAGCCGGTGGCCAAGGGGGTGGTGATATCGTCCTGATAAATTTCCAGCAGAGGGCCGACCTTGCGGACCGCGACGACGTGCCACTGCGCGTCCTCGGTGCCGCCCGACACGATGGTACTGGACCCGCCCTGCCCTTGCGTCACCACCTGCTGGGCTTCGCCCGCGCCGGCATTATGGCGAAGCAGAATGCGCGGCGGGGTACCGGACACCATCTGCCACCACCCTGCAATGTTGCGCGGGCCTCCCAGCGACGCGGCCACGGCCACAACCAGCGCCAGGGAGGTTGATTGCAGCGGCCCGGTTGCGGCTGCCAGCAGCTCGGGGGCATTGGCGCCGGCACGCAGGTACCCTGGGGACACCAGGCGCACAGCAGGGTCTACGCCGTCCAGGCCGCTGGTCAGGACGAGAGGAACCCCCTCGGCCGCGCTCGCCGCCACCAGCCGGCGGCTGGGCGTGTAGTAGTCGCGCCACTCGGTCACCAGGCCGGTGACGGCGTCGGTGACAACCGCGCCGGGCTGCTTCGCGGAAAGCGTCAGCACGCGGGCAGCCCCCAGCTCGGTGGGGCGCCAGAGCAGCGGCGCGATGGCCGGCCGCTGCAGCACGGTGCCAGGCGCCGCGTTGGCGAGCGCGCTGCCGGGAGCGCTGCGGCTGGCCAGTTCCTCGCGCCGCCAACGGGTGCCGGTGCTGGCGCTGTCTACGCTGACCAGCGCTGTGGCCGCCGCATCGCCCTGCTGCAGGACTGGGCTATCCAGCACCGTGTCTGTCGAGGCCGAAACCAGGACCAAGGGCTTGTTGCCGCCCGCGTGCCGAAGCGTCATGCCCGGCCCGACATATGTGCGGGTGCTGCCCCGGGTGATGCGCAACGCTGAGCGGTCCGGCGTGGCCGCCGTGTAGCCCATGCTGATGGTGCCGGTGCGCAGCCGGATGTCGGAAGAGCCATCCCGCAGCAGCACGCCATTAACGTGATTGTCCCCGGACCGGCCGGCGATGGTCAAGCCGAAGAGGTCCATATCGTGGCAGTCCGAGAGGATCACGCCGCCCTGGTTCGTGGGGCTGGTGTTGGGCTCCCCCGCCGGAGTCAGGCCCTGGCGAAGATCGTAGATCGTCGCGCCATCCACAGTGCAGCCACGCATGTAGGCCAGTGACAGCAGGCAGACACTCGCCCCGGACTGCATGTTGCGGATGGTGCATCCCTTCATGCCCGTGAATTTGAAGACCGACGAGTACAGGTTGCCGGTGCTGATGAAGCTTTCGAAGAGGCAGTTCTCGGTGAGGGTATCGAAAAAGCCGGTCGGGCCCTCATTGGTGGGGTCGTCACCCTCCTCCGGCGGCATGCCCTTCGGAAATTTGCCGGCAAAATAGACGTCGTGATTGGGGGCGTTCGACGTCTCGAAGGTCGAGGCGCCGAAGCCCCACCCGACGAAGCGGCCGGCCCGCTGGTTGCCTCCGATCATCCCGAAGTCACAGCGCTCGCCGTAGGGGTTTACGACCTCGTTGCGCAGCACCTGTTGAGAGGCGCGGTCGAACGAACGGACCCGCATACCGGTGGGGAGGTCGAAGAACCCAAGATTCAGGAGACGGTTGTATCCGGACAGGCAGAACACGGCGGCGGCCGAGGTGTAAGCCTGATCGCCGTAAAGCATGGGGTAGGCCGAATTGCCCTGGATAAATGGCTTCCGGCCGTTGACGGTGGTTCCCTGGAAGGTGAGCCCTGACAGCGTGTTGCCACCCGCCAGCAGGCGATAGGCCCGTTGTGCGTAGGTCCCCAGCAGGATGCGGGATTTGCCCATCACACCAAAAATCTGGGCGGGGCGGTCGTCCAGGATGGCCTCGTCGTAGATCCGCATGGTCGCCGCGACGGGCGGCCATTTCACTACCCGCCCAGACCGCGCAGCATCGACATGGGCAGCAGTATCGTCCGAGCTGCCATCCAATTTGGCCCCAAAATCGCTTTCCAGGTCCGGCCTTTGGCGCGACTTGAAGACCAGAGGGGTCTGCAGAGGCGAGCCAGGGTGCGGGGTGTAGGTCGTGCGCTCGGCGACCACCTGCCCGACCTCATCCCCTGCCGTGGCCCTTACGTCCTGCCGGAAGTCCTCCAGCCCGGTTCGCACAAACTGGTCGTTCTGGACCCAGAGCAGATAGCCGCCAGCCTCGGAGAGGCCGGCCACCGGACGCCGGTTCGCGAAATGCACCGTGATCGGCGTGCCATCGCCCGAGAGCAGCGGCACGCCATGTTCGTCCGACAGCACCGGCAGCGGCGGCGCCGGCGACACGACGGCCGATGCAGGGACCGGGAACCGAATCTCACCCGCGGCGATGATGGGGCCGCTGACTTCAAAGCGTGCGCTCCAGGTGCCCGCGATATCGGGCAGCAGCCTCACAGCGTACCGACCGATGTCGAGCCGCTGGACATCTGCCCCGGCCATGCGGATGCGGTTGGACAGGCGCGGGCGCCGGAACAGCATGACGGGCTCTTGCACGTCGATCCACGCGCCACGCTCGTCCCGGACATCAGCATAGATGGTGATGCTGCTGCCCACCATGTTGCCAGGCAGCGTCTCCGGCTGGGGCTGATTGGCGCGCAGGGTGACGATCAGGCGGCCCGACACCGCCATGTCAGGGGCGCCACTCGATGGTCAGCAGCCCATACGCCCCCGGACCTCCCTCGGTTCCGCCGAAGCCGCCCGAGCCACCGCCGCCCGGATAGATGCCGAGGCTCGCCTGCGGCGACAAAGCCAGGGGCGTCGGCGCGCCTCCAAATGCGCCGCCGCCCTGCGCGCAGGCCCTGGTATTGTCCATGCCGCGCCATTCGGTGCCTCCATTCTGGCCACGAATGGACAGGGCACCGCCGAGCCCCCCCGTGCCGCCGGAGCCAAATGTCAGGCTGGGCGTGTTGACGCCGGCGCCGCCACCCCCGCCGCCCTTTGCAAGAGCGAGGGTTGCGCCCTCGGCCTCGGCGAAAATGCTGTCGCCGCCATTCGTGCCCGCCCCTGTGCCGGCCACGCCGCCGGCGCCGACCGTGACGGCATAGGCAGCGCCTGGCGTGACGGTGGCCAACGCTTCCCGGTATTCGCCACCTCCACCGCCGGCACCGGCACCGTTGCTGCCCGTCGAGCCGCCGCCCGCTCCGCCCCCGCCCCAGGCGCGGATGAAGGCTCGCGTGGCCCAGACAGGCGCCGTGACGGTCTGCGAGCTGGTCACCACCACCCGCATGCCCCGCGTCATCAGCCGGAGCGCCGCCAGCAGCTGCGCCAGGTTGCTGGCGCTCGGCGTCAGGCCAGCCGCCTCGATGACGGCCAGTATCTCCTCCTGGACGGCGTTGCGGTCGGCCGCCATCAGGCTGGTGCCTTCCTCGCCCGCCGCCCAGTTGCGGTCTCGGTACATTCGGCGGCCCGAAACCAGGACATTGTTCGGCGCGCTGGTGCGGTCCATCAGGGCATATCCACGATGACAAGGGTGGTGTGGCTCGGGGTCAGCCGGAACAGGACGCAGGGGAGCCCGCCCGGCGCGCCGGGCGGGACACGCACACGCCAGACGAATCGGGCTTCCGGCGGCGCCAGGCTGTCGCCGCAGACGCTGCCGCCGCAGACAGAGGGGGCCGCTTCGTCGAGCTGGATGGACACGCCGAGGGAGGCCGCCAGGCGGATGAAGAAGGCCGGGGTGGCGCCGCCTCGGGCGGTCCAGCGCTGATGCACCAGCTGGCGCCGCGCCGGCACGGACAGGTCCGCCGCGTCTCGGCCGCACGGGTCGGGCCCCAGCACGCGCTCATAATCGGGCAGCAGGGCGTCGGCGCTGCGCGGGTCGCTTTCCAGCAGCAATGCCTCGGCGCCCGCCTCAAAGCGCGCCAGCTCGGCCGCCGCGGCCAGCAGCAGCCGGCCCATGACGCTGTCGGGGGAGCGCGGCCAGGCCCAGCCGCGCGGCAGCAGCGTCAGCAGCTCGGCCTGGATGTCCTCGGCCGCGCGGCTCACGGGCTCACCCAGGTGATGCTGCCCAGGACCGGCAGCTGGCGCCGCGTCGGGGTGATGGCCGCGGTGGGGCTGATCAGGACGTGGCTGTCTTCGCCGGGTGCGGCCGAAATCGCCTCGCCGATCCGGCTGAGCGGAATCGCCTCGCCGATCCGGGAGAGGCCATAGAACGCCTGCAGCGCGGTGGTGACGGCGGCGCGCGTGGTGGTGGTGTCGGGCGTCAGCGCGATGGTGTGGTTGACCGGCAGCAGCAGCGCCGGCAGCACGATCACGGCGGCCGTCACCGGCCGGTTGGCCGCCATCACGGCCTCGATCTCCGCAATCTGCGCAGGGCTGGGCACGCCGCCGCCGCCGGGCAGCGCAACGATGACGCCGACCGTGCCCAGCCCGCCCCATTCCGGATAGACCGCCACCAGGCCGCTGGCGCCGACCACCTGGCGCGCCCAGCGCTCGTAATCGGTGACGGTGCCGCCGGCGGCCGGGTTGCGGATTTCGTCGAGGATGCGGCCGCGCCAGTCCTCGATATCCTCGATGTCCAGGCCGCCGGTCAGCCCGTCGCTGCCCACCGTCAGCGCCTGCCCCGTCAGGCCAGCGATGGGAGACACCAGGGTCAGCACCGCGCCGCTGGGCAGGTTGCCGGCGCTGCCGGCCTCGGCCGCCACCAGGTCCACCATGCCCTGGCCCGCCGCATCGAGCGCGATGGACGCGGTGGTGGTGTAGAGCTGGCCCTTGCTGGATGTCACAGCGATGCCAGCCGGCAGCGGCAGATTGGCCGCACCTTCCGCCAGCGCGGCGCCGCGCGCTTTGGTGGGCTGCCGGCGCGGCACATCCCAGATGCTGGCGTGGCGCGGCAGCCATTCTGTTGCCCTGTCGGGCATCAGCTCGTCGGCCAGGACCCGCTGGAACAGCAGCAGCTCATAGGCGGAACCGGACCAGGCGCCGGCCAGCGCCCGCGTCACCTCGTTCACCTCGGCATCGTCAGGCAGGCCCAGCGCGCTGCGCAGGTCCTGGATTTGGCGCGCCGCGATCTGGCTGGGCGTGGAGATGGGCCAGCTCATGCCAGCACCGGCTGCTGCACGTCGATGCTGTCGCTGCCGGCGCGGGCAGTGATGCCCAGCACGCCCCGCCGCAACCAGGACACCCGGAGCGTCACCGGGGTGGCGCGGCGGCTTTCGATCCAGTCCAGCGCCTCGGCGCAATAGGTCTGTGCATCGCGGCGGGTCTGCTCGGCCTGCTTGCGCCGCTCCAGCAGCCACAGCCGGCTGCCGATCTGGCCACGGCTGTCCAGCGCATCGCCCCACCAGCCGCGGCGCGGGTTCAGCTGCGCGGGCGCCTGGCCGGCCTCCTCAGGTTGGGGCAGTTCATCATCCGCGCGGGCAAGCCGGTCGGTGCCCAGCGACACCAGCAGCGCCGTCAGCGGCGTGCGGTCGAGCACCAGGCCGTCAGCCGCCAGCACCAGGTCGCAGCTTCGGCTATCGGCGTCATAGGCAAGGGCGAAATCGGCGAAGGGCATGCAGGCAGTTTCTCGCGCGCGCGCGGCGCGATCTGCCCTTGCCTCGGCAGGGGTGGGATCAGGTCATCTGCGGGCTGGGGCCGCCGCCCGATCCGTGGCCCTGGTGCGCGTTGTAGCGGTCGCGCATCTCCTGCATCGAGCCGTTGGCATCGCTGACGGCCGCGGTGGCCGTGATGCTGCCGGTGACATGCACGTCCCCGACGATGGTCACGCCCTGCGGCGCTTCGACGACGACGCCCGGCGCGGCGATTCTCACCACGCTGCCGGCCTGCACCTCGATCACGCCGCCCTGGCGGATCACGACACGGCTGCCATCGGCGCCGTACAGCACGCTCTCGCCCTCGGCGAGGCCACCAAAGCGCTGCTCCGGCGAACCGATGGGCAGCGCCACCAGGTGGCCCTGATCGCCCCCAACCGCCAACAGCAGCGCCAGGGCGCCGGGCGCCGGGCGGCTGGCCACGCCGAACATCTGCAGCACCTCCACCGCCGCGCGCACCTGGCCGCCCACAGCCTCGGCATCCAGTTCCTGGACCGCGCCGCCGTCCCGGACCGCGACGACATGGGCCAGCTGCGCGCCGCCGCGGCGCAGCGCCTCGGCCTCCGGATCAAGCATTGCCGTTGCTCCCGGTCAGGGGCCGTGCCGAGGAATCGCCGGAGGCGGTGCCAGCCTGGCGCCGGCGGACGCGGCGGCGCGGCTGTTCCTCGCCCTCTCGCACCTGGTCGTACGCCTCCGGCCCCATGAGCTGCAGCCGGGTCATGGCGCCGCGCTCGTCATAGGACATGGCCACGCCGGACACGAGCTGATCGGCCAGCACATCGGTATAGCGATCATCGACCAGCACCAGCTCGTTCGGCCGCCACAGCCTGTCATCCTCGCCGGCGCGCCAGTCCAGGACGGTGTAGGCCAGCTGGTCGCTGCGGCCGCGCTGCACGCGCATCATCCAGGCTGCCTGATCCTGCACCGATGCCCCGCCGCTCTGGGTCCGCGACTGGCGCAGGATGGGGCGATAGCGTTGCACCTCCGGGTCCCGCGCCAGGCCGCGCGCCACCACCGCCGGACGTTCGCTGCCGGTTGGGCTCGGCGGCGCCGGGGGCGGCGATCCGGGCGCGGCGCTGGTCAGCGGCCTGGCGGTGTGGTCCATCGCCGGACGGGTGGCGCGGCGGCCGCCGCCAGCCGTTTGCTGGCCCACGACATGGTATTCCGACCAGCGCTCGCGCCAGCTGCGGCGCGTCTGCGCCTCCAGGGCGTTGCCGGGCAGGGTGACGCTGGCCGGCCCCCGCCGGCGCCCGCTGCGCGTCAGCAGCAGCCCGCCCACGCCATCGGAGACCACCAGGATGGCGCGCTGCCGTGCCGCCTTCTCCAGGGCGGACATCGCGGATTCGCCGATATCCAGCGCGAAATGCGGCAGGGGCTCGCCGACATCCACATCCGCGCGCACCGTGATGCCGAAAGGCTGGCAGATGCGGCTGGCAATCTGCGTCAGGGTCAGGCCGCGATACTCGGCCGGGCCGTCCGGATCAGGCACGCAATCGACCAGGTCGCCCGTCCGGTCGCGGCCGGTGACGCTGGCCGAGAGGAAGTCGCCCCGGACATCCAGCAGCAAGTCGTCGATATGGCCGCGCAGGACCAGCTCCCCATCAATCTCGATATCGACGGCCTGACCACGGTCCAACCGCGCATCCAGCGCCAGCAGCGCGTCGCGTGCCGCGTTGGCCGCCGAATAGGAGGCCGGGAACGCGGCCCGCGCCCGGGGCGTGTCGAGATATTCCAGCATGAAGGAACCGCTGATCTCGCCCAGCTCCCGGACGATCTCCACCCGCGTCCACCAATGCACCAGCACGCCCCCGGCGCGCAGCGCCACACGGCGCATGGGCTCGGCACCGGCCCAGCTCAGCGCGCCGCTCACCGCAGGACTTCCAGGGGCGCCGCCGGCACGGCCCAGCCGCGCCGGATGCGGTTGCGGCTCAGCACGTCCTCAGCGAGCGGTAAGAGGCGGCTCAGCTCGCTGCCGGCCAGGTGCTGCGCCACCAGCCAAACGGACACCGCGCCCGGCGGCGTCAGCGTCTCGACCACGGGAAGCCGCCCGGTGCGGGCGGTCAGGTCGCGGTTGGCGACCAGGCGCAGCTGCACCAGCGCGCGCCATACCGGCCCCGCCACCAGCGGCCGGTCGGCCGACAGGCGGGCGGCCACCTCAGCCGCGGCGGCCAGGGCGCCGTCCAGCCGGGCCCTGACGGCCATGGCCTCCTGCTGGCTCTCATAGGGAATGTCGGCCGCGACGCTCACCGCCAGCGCCACGGCATGGCTCTGCGCGGCCAGGCCCAGCTGGGGCAGTTCGCCCATGGCCATCTGCGCCTGCTGGTCGGCCGCCACCAGCAGCACGTCCAGCGCCAAGCGCGGGTCAAGCTGCGCCTGGTCGCGGTCGGCCAAGGCCGATGTGATAGTGGCCGTGCTGCCCCCGGGTCCGATCGCCGGCGGCGGCGGCAGGATAGCGGCCGCAGCGATGGCATCCGGCACGCCCTCGATCCCGGCCGAGACAGCCTCGGGCAGCGCGGCCGACAGCGGCAGGCTGCCAATGGCCACCAGCGCGGACAGGGCCGGCCCGGCCCCCGCCAGAGCCAGGCTGCTGCCGGAGAGGCGGCCCAGACCATACCGCCAGGAACTGCCGGCGGCGGAGGCGAAGTCGCTGAGGTAGCGGGCCGCCGCGAGGGGCAGCGCCAGCGGCGCCAGGACAGCGCGCAGCATGGCGCGGGCCTCGGCGCGCGCCTCGTCGATGGCGTCGAGCACCTGGCCCAGGGTGTCCACGGCCGGCACCGGCGGCGAGCCGTACACCTCGAACGTCATTTCGAGCGCGGCCACCCGCCGCCGGCGATCCTCCAGCGTGATGCTGGCGGGCTCGCTCAGGACCACCGCCAGCTCGCCGAGCCAGGGATGCACCAGCGTCCCGGGCCCGGGCTGCCGGCACGCATTCGCCATCCGCCGCGCCTGGCGCAGGTAGTCGTCCCCGACCAGCAGCGCGTTCACCTGGATGGGGCCGGTGACGGCGCCAAGGTCCTGGTGCACCAGGTCATCGCGCCCCGGGAAGACGAAGCTCTGGATGCGGCGCCCCACCTCGGAGCGCGAATCCAGCATGTGGAACTCGACGCCGCGCCAGGTGGCCGGCGACAGCTCCTCCAGCAGCGCCTCCAAATCCTCCAGAATGTTCATCAGGGCCGCCCCACCGTGGCGCCGCGGTTCGGCTCGGCCGGCCGCAGGCGGACATCCGGGTTGCTGCTGCGCGTCTCCTGGATGCTGGCGCCCTCGGCCGCGCGCACGACGATCTCGCCGGAGAGCGGCGCCGGCGGCGGCGCAGCCGGGAAGCCTTCCAGCCGAGCGCGGTTCAGCATGTTGGCCCGGCGCTGCGCGGCATCGGCCGCCCGGCCATCCGGCCCCGGCTGTCCGGCCGGGCCCGGCGCCGCGGGCGCCTCGGCGCCATCCGCCTCACCATCGCCGCCACGGCCCAGCAGGCGGCCCACCTGCGCGGCAAGAGCGCGCAGCGGAGCCAGGCGTCCCTCCACCCAGTCCATGAAATCGGCGAAGGGCTGCCGCCAGCGCTGTACCAGCCCATCCCACCAGGCGGTCATCCCGCCCCATGCCTGCTGGATCGCGGCGATACCGGCCGTGACAGGGCCGGCAGCCCAGCCCAGCATCCAGGCCGCAAAGGCATCCATCGGTGCGCGAACCGTGTCCCACAGCGGCGCCAGCCAGGCGACGAAGGCCGCCCACGGCCCGCGCAACGCTTCGACGGCGGCCAGCACGGGGCCGGCCGCCCAGCTGGCCACCCAGCCGGCGAAGGCCACCAGGAGCGCGCGCGCAGCATCCCACAGCGCTTCAAGCCAGGCGACGAAGGCCGCCCATGGGCCACGCAGCGCTTCCACGGCGGCCAGCACCGGACCGGCCGCCCAGCTGGCCACCCAGTTCGCGAAGGCGGTCAGCGCCACGCGGGGGGCATTCCACAGCGCTTCCAGCCAGCTCGCGATGGCCGCCCAAGGATCGCGCAGCGCCTCCACGGCGGCCTGCATCGGCCCTGTGGCCCAGCTGGCCAACCAGCCGGCGAAGGCCACCATGGGCGCGCTGATCACGCCCCACAGCGTGCCCATCCATGTGGCGAACACCCGCCAGGCCACCTGCAGCACGTCCAGCACCGCCTGGATGGGCCCGCCCGCCCAGCTCATGGCCCAGTCGGCGAAGCTGCTGAACAAGCCCTTCACGATATCCCAGATGGCGCCGAAGGCCGTACCGATACCCCGCCAGATGGCGAGGATGCCGGCGCGGGACCGGGCCAGGTCGCCGCTGAAGATGCCGCCGATCCAATCGAGGAAGCCGCGGAAGATCGCCCGCACCCCCTCCCAGAGCTGCCGGAACATCGGGCCGAACCGTTCCCAGTCGCGCCAGATGACGATGGCGGCGCCGGCGAGGGCCGCCAGCACAGCCAGCACGGCCGCCACGGGCGCGCTGATCGCCAGCACCCCCAGGGCGACGAATTTGGCGGCGCTGGCCACCAGGCCGAAGCCCGCCGCCACGGCGCTGGCCACAGGCGCCATGATGGCCAGCGCGGCCACCAGCACGGCGATGCCGCCAGCGATCTGCACCACCAGGTCAATCGTGCCCGGGGCCGCGCTGTCCAGCGCGCTCATCCAGCCATGCAGCATCTGCAGCAGCGGCAGGGCCAACGGCAGCGCGGCGCTGAACGCCATGCCGATCCGGCGCCCCATCTGCGTGAGGATTTCGGTGGCCTGCTGCGAGGTGGCGGCCAGGCCGGCCATCCGCGACGCGAAATCGTCGTCGATGACGCCAGTGCCGGCGGCGGCGGCGCGGTCGCGGATGCGCAGGTATTCGTCCACGTTGGCCAGCATCGGGCGGATGAAGTTCAGCACCTGCATGTCGCCGAACAGCTCGCCGATCTTGAAGGGGTCGCCGCCGGTCAGCTCCCGGATCTTCTGAAGCATCACCTCCAGCGGGTTCAGGCCCTTCGCGGCGGCGTCCCGCATCACGGCCTGAATGTCCACGCCCATCTTCTGGAAGTTCCGCACTGTCTCCGGCGACGTGATCTTCTGCAGGAAGTTCATCAGGTTGTTGGCGGCCTCGGATTCGGTCGCCGCGCCCTTGCGGGCGATCTGCAGCGCGGCGGCCAGGCTGTTGACCGCGCGCGGGCCGGTCAGGCCCAACGCGCTGGCCGCCGCGGTCAGCCCCGGAAACTCGCGGGCCATCGCGGCCAGTTCGAAGCGGCCTTCCTTGCCCGCGACCACCAGCGCGGCCAGCGCCGCTGCCATGCGCTCCGGCGGGATGCGCAGCGCGTCGCTCAGCGAAAAAGCCGTCTGCGCGATGTCGGACAGGGCGGCGCCGGATGCGGTCGCGACGCGGGCGATGATGGGCAGCAGCTGCTCCGCCAGCGCCGGGTCCATGCCGGCCGCGGCCAGGATGCCCGCGCCGCTGGCGATGGCGGTGCTGGATTGGCCGGACACCAGCGCCAGGCCCTCGAAGCTCTGCCGCTGTCGCTGGATCATCTCTTCCACGGCCCGCCCTGTCTCGCCGGCGGTGATGGCGATGTCCCGCAGCTGGGCATCAAACGCCGCCGCCTCGCGCATCGGCCCGGCAAGGCTGATGGCGGCGAAGGCGGCGCCGATCAGGCTGAGGCGGCGGGCGGTGGCCGAGATGCTGTCGAGGCGGCCGCGCAGCCGCTCCAGCCCCGCCGACAGCCGATCCTCCAACCGGAGGATCAGCTTGGCCACCATGTCCCGCGCGCCGGCCATCACTGAGCCTCTTTCTGTCGCTGGCGAAGGGCGCTGATGGCGCCTCCCCAGAACTCCATGTCTTCGGGGGTCAGGGCCTCCAGCTCATGCCGGGGCCACCCGTAATGCTCGCCGATCCAGGCCAGGATCAGCGGCCAGTCGTCGGGCCATTCCCCAAAAAATGGCTGACCACCTGCGCGGCCGCGGACACGTCGGCCCCATCCATGGCGTCGTAGAGCAGCTGCATGATGGGCATGTGGATGCCGGCCGAGCGCGCCATGGCCACGATCACGGGTTCCGCGCCCTTGCCGGCCGACATGATGGCCCGCATGTCGGCGCCGGTGAGGCGGCGGAAGGTCAGTTCGCGGTACACCTCGCGGTGCACCTCGCCCTTGCTGGCCTTGCGATAGGTCACTTCGGCCTTGTGCAGCAGCGGCAGGCGCACCCGCCCATCGTCGAGCTGCACGGCATGCGCCGGCAGCGCATCCTCGTCTTCATCCTCGCGGATGATGGCGATGCCGTCGCCGGGCGCGCGCTCCGGCGCGCTGCCGGTGTCGAGCACCGGCACGTCTTCGTTGTCGGCCTCGGCGGGCTGCAGGATCTCAACCACTGGTCATCTCCGTTGGTTCGCCGGCGGCCCAGATGATCTGGATTTTGCCGCCCTCGCCGCCGGTCATCTCGGGGCGGTTGGTGATGAAGGCATCCGGCCAGGCATAGGTCTGGCCGCTGTCGCAGCGCGCGATCAGGTCGCCCTCGCCGCGCACGAAGATGTCGCTCAGCTTCATGCCGCGCGGCAGCACGATGGTGGCGGTGATCTCGCTCGCCTCCATCTCGTCGGCATGGTGGACGCGGCGGCCGGTCGTCACGACGTTCTGCTTCAGGCCGCCCAGCTTGACCTTGCTGCCCTTCTCCGCGTCGATGGTCCTGCCGCGCCAGGTCAGGTCGATGATCCCCAGGGTCTGCATGTCGGCGCCTCCTTACGCCTGGAACTCGATGCGCTCGGCCAGCACCATCAGGTTGCCGACGATCTGCACGCGCTTGCGGGAGTTCACGCGGTTGCGGTCGCTGTCGTCGCGCACATGGGTGGACTGCAGCAGCATGGCCTCGATGTTCTCGATCCAGCCGCGGCGGCCATAGAGCTGGCAGCGCGCCGCCCAGGCGCCGTCCAGCCGGCCCGGGGTCACCGCCTCCGGATCATGCACGGCCGCCAGGCTGCCATCGTCCACCAGCTTCGCGCGCGGCCAGGTGAGACCGACATAGCTGGACCAGTCGTAGCGGATGCGCGTCATGACGCGCGGCACCATCACGTCCAACCAGGCCGGGTCCTCGATCCCCAGGGTGCTGCGCTGATAGGTCGTGATGACCCGCTCCAGCACCACGGCGCCATCGTCGGTGCGCAGCCAGGTGCTGTAACCGTCGCGCAGCAGGTTGTCGGCCTCGGTCGGGCTCCAGGCGTCCACCGCGTCCGGCGGCAGGATGCCGGGCAGCACCAGGCTGCGCAGCTGGCGCGCGGGGTCATTGGTCAGGTGGAACACCGCGACGCCCGCCAGCGCCGCTGCCCAGCACCAGGGCGAGGATGGCGACCGATAGGCGCCGATCAGGGTCAGATGCGCATCGTTCAGGACCGCGCCATGCGCCGCCAGCGCGCCGCTGGTGCCGGCCTTGGCGCCCCAGGCGTGCATGTCCCGCCGCCCCATGGCGGTGTAGCGGGCCGCCAGCTCCGGCGTCAGCACGGCCAGCGTGGCGCTGTCGGTCCAGGGGATGACGATGTCGGTATGGCGGGTGGTGCTGATCGCCGCCAGCACATCGGCGATGGCCGGCGTGCCGGCGCCGCCGGACATGGCGGTGACGGTCGCGGACAGCCCGGCCGGCAGGCTTTCATCCGCGAAGCGGTTCAGCCGCAGGTCGATGTCGTTGCCCACCAGGCCGCCATGCTTGGCGGTGAGGGTGACGGTGGACGTGGCCGCCGCGGCGGTCACCGCCATGGCCGTGTCGGCGGTGATCGCCGCCGCCAGGGCCGTGGCCGCCGCCGCCGCCGTCGCGCCGGCGGC